TTTGAAAGTTTAACCAAAGACCATTTGATTGCTGCTGGCTTTACAGATGAAGACATTGAACATTTTGGTGGCGTGTATCACACCATCAAATACCAAGCATTGGGAGAGGTTTAATGAAGTACAGTAAAGTTTTGGGGGTAGGGTCAATCATTCTTATGATTTCTGCGGTAACTATCGAACAAGAAACACTGTGTATATGGCTTGCGATGATGCAATGTTCGATAGGCGCAATGATATGCAAGTTAATTGAAACAAAATAAGGCAACGAATAAATGCTCCAAATACTCACACAAGCAAGCCTCTGTGAAGCTGATTTTAATCAAAAGATAGATTTCGTTATTGAAGGCTTCATCACTAAGCGCATGATGACCATGGTGTATGCCGATGGCGGCAACGGCAAAAGCTGGTTAGCGTTTGCGCTGGCAAAATACTGTGCCCCTCGAATGAAACAAGTGTTCTACTTGGATTTTGACAACCCACTAAGTGTATTAAAGGAACGCAAGGTGCACGAGCTGCTTATCGCTCCACACCCGAACTTGCACTATGTGCAACGCAGTAAAAGCCCCCTGCCCCCATTCGAACTATTAAGAACGTTGGCAGAGAACGCGACTGCTAATCAATTTGAAAACATGATCTTCTTTGTAGACAGTCTTCGAGACTTCGCCGATGTAAACAACGAAGCCAAAATCGGACTGGTAATGAACCTGCTAAAAGATATTAGAGAAGCAGGCGGTACCATTCTTATACTCGGTCACAGCAATAAAGACGGGCGCAATTACCAGGGCAGCAATGCAATTAGAAATAGCCTAGACAATATGTATCAGCTTAAGAAGCGTGAGCTTGCTGAAGGCGTAGGTGTAATTCTTGAAGTAAGAAAAGAGCGAGCTGCTATCGTCGATAAGGCATTTGATATCGACCCGAATACGCTAAACCTAGAAGAAGTAGATTTAATTGAAGCGCAAGCCTCAGAGCAAGACCTTGAGTTCGTAAACCAAGTTAAGCATGTACTAGTTCGAGAAGGCCAAGTGGGAAAAGGCGACCTGCTTAACGCCGCTGGATATGCTAAAGATGATAAAACCGCGCGCGCTCGACTAGAAAAATACGACGGTATTTACTGGAAAAGCTCTAAACGCCACACCCGCATATTTTACCAATTGTTGTAGTTGTAGCTGTTGTAGACCTTCTACACGTTTTGCACAAATACCCAATCATTTGCATAAGGAAACATTGACACGCCGCACGCACGGGATTAAGGTTGCCGCACTGATACCACATAGCGGACAACCGCACCCGAAAGCCTTGCGGCCTTTTTATGCCTGTAAGTTAGGCATAGATCCGTCCATTTTCAATGGCCGGGTGGAGAGGCGTTAATACAAGACCCGCAAGGGAAATAGGCCCGGAGCTCTATGTGGCTTCAGTTGACACCCGGCTACCAGCTACTAACTGGTAGACGTTAACTACAATCACATAGGAGACCATTATGGTCAATCAACTCCCTGACGTGGACTTGCGCCACTACATCTCTGTCAAAGAGAATCAACTCTATACTCCTTCAACGCGCATTGCAGAAGTGTTTGAAAAAGAGCATCGCAACGTTTTGCGTGCCATTAGATCAATCGAATGCTCTAGCTATTTTACTGCGCTCAATTTTGAGCTGAGTGAATTCACCGATACAACTGGTCGTAAGCTGCCTATGTATAATGTCACTAAAGACGGTTTCATGTTCTTGGTGATGGGCTTTACAGGCAAACAAGCCGCCGCCATAAAAGAAGCGTACATCAATGCGTTCAATCAAATGGCCGATACATTACAAAGCAGTCAGTACGACAGCAGTGCAGTACAAGCATTACAGGCTACCAATCAAGACTTGCAAGGCGAGTTGTTGCAGCTCTACCGCGACAAAGCCCAGTTGTTAGAACAGCAGCTGTCGCACACTAAGAAGGCCAGCACAAGAAAGTCACCCAGCAATAAATACTTCGAGCATAAGAAGCACCAGTTCATACAAAACGTTGTCCAGTACCTTCGTCAACACCCGGGGGCGAATAAAACAAATGTAATGGCGGCTGCTGGTTTCAAAAAGGATGATAAAACAGCCCGCAAATGGCTGGCAGATTATGAAGGCATCCACTGGGAGAGCGAAATTATCGGTATCTCTCACGCTTATTTTTGCAAGGAGTAATGCAAATGGATAATACAGACTTTTTAGAAGAGCTAAACACGCTTACCACATGCCAAGAGGCGCTCGCCGAATTGTTGGGTGCAGTACCCGAGGGACTATGTTCTACGCGTAAACTCGCTGTTTTACTCGACTACCTTCAGTCGCAGCAAGGGAAGCTAATCGATACGCTAAGTCGATAAACGCCAGCCCGCCATGTGCGGGCTTTTTATTGAAAGGTGGTGTTTAAATTTGACTGAATTCAAAATGCGATCCATTCTACTGGGTTTTAAAAGGAGTCTAATATGTTTAGAACTGTAGTGTTTCTTTCTGCTTTAGCCATTGGCGCTTGTTCGAATACGTCTGGGCTAGCCCCAAAAGTCAGTCATTCTGGTTTTGATAATTCAAAAGTCGTTAATATTGCGCCCCACGGTAACGCTTGCACTGACATGACTTGCACTGGCTTCGGTCTTCAATGGAATAGTAAGTATCCAGATGATGCTTTTATGATCGTTCAAGTATTCAATAACGTCACTCCAATTTTTGGTGCGCAGTTAAATATTGATGGTGACATTATCACGCTTAAAGAAAGCCAACTTGTTTCAAGTTACGACGTCGATGGCTACACGCGAAACAGTTCGAAAGCTTTTTCAGTGAGTCTAGAAACCCTTGAAAACATTGAAAACGCCAATAGAGTATGGATGCGAGTTGAAACGCCCGACGGTACAATAGAGGACGCTATCATAGACAATGGTAAAGATAGTAAGTCATACCATGCGCTCAAACGTTTTTTAGCCGAAGTTAAAAGTTAACCTAAACCCAGACTAATCCCACCTATCTCACCGCCATCGCTACGATGGCGGCATGAACCAAGAAAATCCCACTTACCACTACGGCCTAACGTCGAAAATCAAAGCCATTACACTAGCGCGTCAAGCATGTGATGTGTTGGGCCATGGCGCGACTGGCTGTGCTACGAACCTGCTGCTTGAAACTGCAGCAGCTGAAACGTGTCTTGGCCTTTATGAAGACCCTACCCCAGGCGGCGCAGGTATGGGGCTTTGTCAGCACGACCTCATTGCATTTCAAGACATTATTCAGCGCACCCCCATGCGAATAGTGAAAACCATTCACATGGAATTCGGTTATGACATTAGAAAGCTGGTGCACACCAACTTGGCGGATGACCCGCTTTTAAGCTTCATATTCTGTCGTCTGCACTACCGTTTACGTCCAGAGCCAATCCCTTCGTCACTGCGAGGTCGCGCCGAGTACTGGAAACAGTTTTACAACTCAATGGCAGGCAAAGGCACCGTGAAGCATTACATGGATAATGCCAATGCGTATTTGTATAACCTTACTCCATTAGACTTAAGTGTGCCGCCATGCCCGTAAGCAAATTTAACCAAGAATGGTTTAACACGGGTCGCCGTGCACGCTTTAAAGCCGAAAGAGTAGCGAGACTTTCAGGAGCCCTTACGATACTGCCTGAAAGCAGCTATCGCGCTACTGCTCATTGGTACTGGCGGCAGGGCTGGAATAGTGTGACGCGCCAAGAGCTGGAAGCTTACCTAGACAATGGTGAGACACCTCAGCGACTGAATGCCGAGCAACACATTACTAAAATACGTAAACAACTTGGAGCACATGCTTAATGTCTTTATTAGCCACTGCAGGAATTTCAGCCCTCATTAAATATGGTCCGTCACTGATTCGCATTCTTGGTGAGAGTAAAGGCGGTACGACAGAGCAAGTCGCACACACCATTGCCGATGTCGTAGAGGCAGTTAACGGCGACACATCGCCTAGTAGCGTAGCCAAGGTAAAGGCCACCGTAGACAGCTTACCGCCCGAGGTTGTAGGCGAAATTGAGCTAGGGCTAGCACAAATTGAAGCCGAGCGAGAGAAAGCCAGGCTAACTCATGATTTGGGGATGCATACTCAGCAGCAAGAAACCTTGCGTTCGGGCAAAGAAATTAAAACATTTCGCCCTGAAATTGCGCGGCGGCACAGCTGGTTCACAGCCGCGTATATCTTTGTAATGGAATTGCTCAATGCCTTCGACCATGGCAACGGTGCTAACTGGGAGATAGCGCTACTTATCGCTTCGCCAGTGCTTGCTTGGTTTGGCTTTAGAACATGGGATAAGTTTTCCAAACAAGGGGCCAGTTGATGGATGCAGCGGATATGGCTGACAAAGCCAGCGCGTCGTTTAGGCGGATGACGTTCATGCGTTTCAAGCCTAACCAGGTGACACCAACGCCCCCCATTAAAACAGATGAGAACGGCGCACCACTATGCGTGCGCTGTGATGCCGATATAACTCAACGCCGCAGAATAATAGTCGATGCTCAGCGCTGCGCCGATTGCCAACAAGATGTAGAGAACGGGAATCGATAGCATGGAACATGTAGTAAGCCACCTTAACGACAACTGGAAAATTTATTCGTTCTTTGTATCGGTAATGCTGATGGCTGGATTGTATTGGCTGAGCAAGTATTTCGCGACAAAGACAGAGTTAGCAGCGCACGTTAACAGCCAGGAAGAGCGCTTCAAACTAAACGAACTGAAGTTCAAAGACCATCAGATTGAGCACTACAAGCTACGCGATAAGGTGCATGAAATTGACAGCCACGTTAAGCACCTTCCAAGTGCCGGAGAAAGCGCCGCCCTTCGAGAAGAAATAGCCCGTTTAAATGGACGATTAGAAGGCATGGAACCTTTGTTTAAACAGGTGTTAAACAACGTAAACATACTTTTTGAAAACGAGTTGCGCGGAGACAAGAACTAATGGCAATTGCAATTATAGTAAACGAACACGAGCGCTTAAGCATTTTGCACTGCCTAGCAGCAATGGATGACTATGCCGCAAACAACAGCATTATTCAGGGTGTGTGCGCCAGCTACGGCAACACAATGACCATCGATAAGCTAGGCACTCAGCTTCATTGGTTGAAAGAGCAAGGCTTAGTCACATTAGACCATCATGAGAGTTACACCATAGCCCGCATTACACAGCGCGGCCTAGACGTTGAGCGAGGCCTTGCCACCACACCAGGTGTTAAACGCCCAGGGCCGAGGTAGCAGCCATGAGTGATAAGCGCACCCGTGGCAAGCCCAGCAAAATAGACCAGCTTCCCGACGACATAAAGTCTGAGCTGATTGAGCTATTGCGCGATAAATCCGTCACGCAAACCGAAGTGCTTGAACGGGTTAACACTCTTATTCGTGAGGCTGGCTTACCCGAAGAAGAACATATCTCACGTAGCGGCCTTAACCGCTATGCCACGCGCATGGCCACAGTGGGCAGTCGCATTCAGGAAGCCCGTGAAGTGTCTAAACAATGGGTAGACCAGCTGGGCGGTAAGCCAACAGGTGAAGTCTCGAAAGTGCTTATTGAGATGGTTCGTACCCTAGCGTTCGACCAAGTGCTAAAACTGTCTGAGTCTGGTGAGGCGGTTCCCCCAAAATTCATTAAAGAACTTGCCGTTGGAGTAGAAAAACTTGAGAAAGCCGCTACTGAAAGTACCAAGCGTGAAAAAGAAATCCGCAAGGCCATGGCGGAAGAAGCCGCAGAGCGTGCCGCAGAGGTAGCCAAAGCAGCGGGACTAACCGCAGATGGTGCTGCGCAAATCAAGCGTGAGATTTTGGGGATTGCCTAATGAAGCTGCCACCACAGCCTGCTCCTACACCTAAGGAAATCAGGCCCAGTAAAACGCAATATCAAAAAGCCATTGAACAATGCGACAGGCTTGAAACGCGGTTTGGCCTTCCTACCTTCATTCCCTTCGATGAGAACGAACTTTTACTTGGGTACCAGAAACGCTGGGTAGCCGATGAGTCACCGCTGAAGATTGCTGAGAAGTCCCGTCGAACCGGTATCACGTGGGCCGAAGCGTCAGACGCTGTGCTTACCGCCAGTAGAACCAAAAGCGCACACGGTACCAATCACTTCTATGTGGGCTCAAACAAGGAAATGGCCCGCGAGTTCATTGATGCAGCGGCCATGTGGGCAAAAGCCTTTGATAAAGCTGCAGGTGACATTGAAGAAGAGCTGTTCATTGATGATGGCCAAGAAGGCAAAGAAATTCTTACCTTCGTTATTCACTTCGCCAGTGGCTTTAAAATCCAAGCGCTGAGCTCGAAGCCGTCTAACCTGCGTGGTATGCAGGGTAACGTAACGATTGATGAAGCTGCCTTTCACGATCAATTAGCGGAAGTACTCAAGGCTGCACTTGCACTTACCATGTGGGGCGCAAAGGTGCGCCTTATCAGTACTCACAACGGTGCAGAGAACCTTTTTAACCAGCTAATACAAGATAGCCGAGCAGGCAAAAAGCGTTACAGCATTCATCGAATTACGCTAGATGACGCATGCAATGAAGGCTTGTACCAGCGCATATGCCAGGTTAAAGGGAACGACTGGAGCCAAGAGGCCGAACAAAAGTGGAAGGACGATTTACTTAACGATACCGCCAGCCAAGAGGATGCACTGGAAGAGTATTTCTGTGTGCCTAAATCGGGCGGTGGCGCTTACATCAGCCGTGCCCTTATCGATAAGGCTATGGTGCAACCCGACGAAAGTGGCCAGCCCACCGTTATCCACTATGCACAAAGCGCTGAGTGGAACCAGGTGCGCCCTGACTTGCGCGCTGCTGATATTAAAGACTGGTGCAAAGAGGTGTTACTGCCACAGCTGGAGAAGTTAAACCCAGAGCAGCGCCACTGCTTAGGGGAGGACTTTGCACGTTCTGGCGATTTAACGTGTTTATGGGTTGGTGCAATACAGCAAGACTTAAGCCTTCGTGTACCGCTTGTGGTGGAACTTAAAAACATTCCCTACAAGCAGCAGGAGCAAATTCTATTTTTCATCATCGACAGGCTACCGCGCTTCATTGGCGCGCAATTGGATGCCACGGGTAACGGTGAATACTTAGCAGAGCAAGCAGTTGACCATTACGGCGCGGGGCTTATCGAGTCGGTCAAGATCACCGAAAACTGGTATCGAGAAAGCATGCCGCCTATGAAGGCCCACTTTGAGGACTTCACTATTGTCCTGCCGAGTGACGCTGACATCTTGGATGACCTGCGCTCGATTCAAATTAACAACCGGGGCGTGCCTCGCATACCCGATGCGAAAACCGACAGTAAAAAACAGCGACATGGCGACGGCGCTATTGCCTGCTGCATGATGGTTGCGGCCAGTAAAATGGAGGGCGGTGAAATTGACTACATGAGCCTGCCTTCCAAAGCCGAAAGGCGCGACAACCGCAACAATGACGACAACTACTCAATCCAACAAAGTGGGTGTTACTAATGGAAACCTACGAGCAAAACGGTACGCGCTTTCGTGTACGCGAACGCGGCCTTAAAACCAAACAAACCGACAATTCAGCACGTGTGGCGCAAATGCGCCGCGAGTTTGCTGAGCACCCTAGTTCTGGGCTAACGCCTGCCACGTTGGCGGTCATTCTTAAAAATGCTGAACAAGGTAGCTTATTAGAACAGTGCTATCTGGCTGAAGACATAGAAGAGAAAGACGGTCACATCCAGGCTGAAATATTCAAGCGTAAGATGGCGCTAACCGATATCGATTGGCAGATAGAGCCGCCTGTGAATGCCACCGCCCAGGAACAAAAGGATGCGGCCAACATAGAGCAAATGCTGAAAGATGTGGAAGACTGGCACAACATTCTATTTGGTATGGGTGACGGCATTTTAAAAGGCTTTTCAAACATTGAGTATGAATGGGGCTTTTACAATAACTTCCGTATTCCTGAGGCATTCGTGCACCGCCCTGCTACATGGTTTCAGTTACACCACGACGACCAGGACTGCATTGCCCTTCGTGACCAAACAGGCAAAGGTGAGAAACTACGCCCGCTTAATTGGCTGCAGCACCGCCATCCTGCAAAGAGCGGTTATGCCGCACGTATAGGCCTAATTCGTCAGCTGGCATGGCCGTTCATATTCAAAAACTATTCTGTACGCGACTTAGCCGAGTTCCTAGAGATTTACGGCATTCCTATTAAATTGGGTAAGTACCCTAGTGGTGCAACTGATACTGAAAAGAGCCGCTTGCTTCAGGCAGTACTCGGCATTGGCCACAATGCTGGGGGCATAATCCCCAAAGGCATGGAAATTGAATTTCACGAAGCTGCGAAAGGCGGCGGCAGCGACCCCTTCATGACCATGATGAGCTGGTGTGAGCGCATTCAATCCAAAGTCATTTTGGGTCAAACCCTCACATCGCAGGTAGACAGCACGGGCAGCCAAGCGCTAGGCAACGTGCACAATGAAGTACGACAAGACATTCGCGACCATGACTTACGCCAAATTGCTAACACGCTAAATCGTGACCTTGTGTTGCCGATGCACGCGCTTAACAGCCTAAGCTACCGAGGCGACCCAAGACGTAAGCCGCGCATTATATTTGACACACAAGAGCCCGAAGACATCAGCCAATACGCTGATAGCTTACCCAAGCTGGTCGACATTGGTTTTCGTATTCCGGCCAGCTGGGCGCAAGATAAGCTGCGCATTCCGGAGCCTGAAGGCGAAGAGGCTATCTTGGCTCGCGCTGCCGCCACGCCTGCTGTTAAAGAGCCAGAGGAAAAAGGTGCGGATAAGGACGACCCAAAACAAGAGCCGCAAACCGCTGCATTGCGTTTAGCGCTCGCTGCACTTAAAGCACAACAACCGAAAGATGACGGTGCAGATGTACTTACCAAGCGTTTAGCACAACAGGCTGGCGAGTCGTTCAGTCAGTTAATGCAACCCATTGAATCACTCGTAGCGAATGTTGATTCACTGGAGGCGCTATTAGAGCAGCTGCTGGAATTAGAAGATCAACTGCCCGTTGAGGATTATCAACTACTTTTGGGCCAAGCATTTACCGCAGCTGAGTTAAGCGGACGATTTGATGTGAATGAAGGTAATTGAGGATGCCTGCCCAGTACGGCCCTCAGAAGTTTTCTGAAGCCATTACCCACTTTAGAAACAAGTTAAACATGCCCAGCGAACGCTGGGCTGATGTGTGGCGCGAACAGCACAACAACGCCTTTATGGTGGCTGGCGCAACGAAGACGGATTTGTTGGCCGACATTCGCCAAATGGTAGACAGCGCAATAGCAGAGGGCAAAAGTTTAAGCTGGTTTCAAAAAGAGTTTAAACACCTGGTTAAAAAGCATGGATGGGAACACACAGGCAGTGCCGCATGGCGAGCTAACATCATTTATGACACGAACATGCGCCAAGCATATAACGCGGGTCGCTTCCAGCAGCTGCAGAATTTTCCCTACTGGCGCTATGCGCACGGGGATAGTCGCTACCCTCGCCCACATCACCAAAGTAAAGACGGTACCATTTTACCTAAAGAGTCGCCGTTCTGGCTTACCTGGTTTCCCCAAAACGGTTGGGGCTGTAAATGCAAAGTGTTTGGTGAGACAGAGCGCAGTATTAAGCGCAAGAACATGACGTTAAGCAAAGAGCCTGTTATTGAAACGCGCGAATGGGTAGATAAGAAAACAGGTGAAGCGCACCAAGTGCCTGTAGGTATCGACCCTGGTTTCGATTATTCGCCGGGCTCAAAATCGCAAGCCGATGTATTGCGCCAGCAGCAAATTTCAAAGCCGCCACTAAAAAACCGCCTTCCTGAACGTGCGGTACCTAGCGCTTACTCAACCAATAAGAATGTAACCATTCATGGGCTAAACAAGGTCATTTCAGAATTGAGCCAAGCGCAACCACAAATGCGTCAAGTGACCGATTTTATTACCACCTACGGTATGAAAACCTTGTTTCTGAAACCGACTGAAATGGTGCGTGGAAGCAAGAAAGCCAAAGAGTTGGAAGAGGACATTACCAGTTATTTAAATGTCCCAATATCAAAAGCCAATGGCCATTGGCCTGTACCCAGTAACACCGCACGACGTGCAAATGGTTACACAGCACTTGCTTGGAAACACGTCGTCGTAAAAGCCAAAACAGGTGTAAACTTAAATAAAATTGCCGACATTACCGACTTAACCAATGCGGTAGAGGCGGCAATACTCGCTTTACAGGCTGGCAAGCGGCAATGGTCGCTGTCGCATATTGTAAGGCACTATACAGACAGTGGTGATCATGGTGGCGCAATAATCACATGGCTTCATGAAATGGGACACCAAGTTCAATTTCAGGCCATGCGCATGGAAATTCCTACACCGGGCTTAAATGAGAGTATTACCACTTACAGTATGCAAGACACCATGGAATGGCATGCCGAGCACTTTGCCGCATGGGCGCTTAATCGCGCCATGCTTGAAACGCACTATCCAGCGATAGTCGCATACTTCGACGAACTAATGGGGGAACTACTGTAATGAGTATTTTCGATAAAATTAACGATGGCCATAAAGAAGAAAGCGAGCAGCTGCGTGACGCACAGCAAGTGCTTCAATCGTCGGTACCAACTGCAGAAAAGCAAGCACGTATTGAAGCGCTAATGAAAAAAGCCCCTGAACATGAAAAAGCCATGTTTGGTGATCTTCTTTCTAACCTAGTGCTGCAGGCAGATTAATATGGCTGGCAGCTTCATTACCGTTCGTGCTTATGGCAGTGGTGAGATAAATGCGTTGCTTTCTCGCATTGCTAGGGCAGGAACTGACTTAGAGCCAGCGTTCGCGGAAATCGGTGACTATCTGATAGAAGCAACCCAAGAACGTTTTAAGCTTGAGCTAGCGCCCAATGGTGAGCAATGGGAACCGCTAGCGCCAGAGACGTTAGCACGAAAAGGTGGCGAAGATAGGATACTGCAGCAATCCGGTACCATGCGTGATTTGTTAACCTATCAGATAACGGGAAGAGTACTCACATTCGGAAGCAACCAAGAATACGCCGCTACACACCAATTCGGTAGAGAAGAAGACGGCATACCTGCCCGACCATTCTTAGGTCTCACAACAGGGCCATGGAGAGATGCAGACGAGATTGTTGAAATACTGCAAGACCACCTGAAAGATGCTATTGCATAAAAGCGCCCTGTAAGACATCCTAAGGCGACTTTGCTAATTAGACGAGCAAAGTTACCAATTAAAAAACTTAAACACTTCTGAAAGGATTTAAACAGCAATGAGCGAAGGGAAGCCCCTTGTCGAAGACGAAAACTCGACGTTAGATAAAATAATTCATTATTTCCCATATTTCGCAGTGCCCATCGCCATATTGATGTTAGCGGCATACTTTTTCAATTTTCACAGTGGTTTTGGTGATCAGGGTGACTTCGGCGCATTTGGCGATTTCTTCGGTGGCATCTTAAACCCAATGCTTTCTTTCCTTACCATTTTGCTTTTGCTTCGTCAGCTTAGATACCAACGAAGTGAGCTTAATTCAACCGCTGCCGAGCTAAGAGCTACTGCGGAAATTCATAAAGAAACCATGAAACATAACCAAGCAGTGGATATTTATGAGAAGACTTACAAAGAATTTGACAGTGCAGTCGCGAATTATCATGACTCTCTGTTGAACAGCTTTCTAACTATCTCGAAGGACGGAGATATATACAGGGAAGCTTTAAGACTAGGAGATGGTGTAAGCAAATCGGACGGAACCATTTACTTAACCCTAGAAACTTTAGAGCAAAAGGCTGACGTCATAAGAGACATTTTATTTTCCCCTAAAGACCAGGTGCTTTTAGATAGTTTGAATATCGCACTGAATTCTACTGTACGATACGCAACCGAAATTTATTTTTTCGCTGAGGAATATCAAAAGCTTGGTGTTAACAACCTTCTTTACCTCGGTCGATTAGAGCGTTTTCATGAATCGCTGCAAAATGTAGAGCGTCAGATAGAATCACTTGAAATTGAAGATACTGTTTTACCCATAACCTCAGTCTTGAATGCTATCATTCATCATTGTGAACAGACGATTATGCTAGCTAACGACACCCCAAACCTAGACTAATCCCCCTCCTTCCCTATCGCCCGACATACTGGTCGGGCTATGAAAAAACAATTAACCACACTTACATCTTCAGTACTTGGAGGCAGCCATGTAGCGACAACGCTAGCAGCAGCCGTGTCCTTTGCTGCCCTATCGAACCAGTCGGATAACGCTGAGTCTCCACTTGGTGTTGCTGCCTGTACTTTTTCAATTGATATAGAACAGCCCTGGCAACAAATACTCCCGGGAGCTGACTTCGCTGCCTATGATGGCCGCCCTACTGAAGTGCCTGGTAATAAGTGGCGCATCGATAATGCCAAAGGCGAAGCCCTCGCCGCGAAATTAAATGCGCGAGCTGATGCGGGCGAGCAGCTGCTTGTCGACTACGACCACCAAACCCTACTTGCCAAAGAGAACGGCTCTAAAGCCCCTGCCAGTGCATGGGGTAATAAATTCGAATGGCGAGAAGACAAAGGCTTATTCGCTCAGCTTAATTTCACGCCAACCGCGCGAAAGCACATCAAAGACGGTGAGTACAAATACTACTCCCCGGTCGTCATTTACAACAAACACACAGGTGAAGTGTTAGACCTTCACAGCGCCGCTCTCACTAATGACCCAGCAGTAAAGGGCATGAGTCAAGCTGCCGCCCTTCATGCAAACGTTAATAACCAACCATCGGAGCCTACGCCCATGAACGAAGCATTAGCCCTGCTATTTAACCTGCTGGGTATTACTACCCCGTCTACCGACATCGATGCTGCTGCATTACATGCACAGTTAACTAAGCCAGGCGTGAAAGCCAAGCTTGACGAAATTAAGTCCAAGTTAGACGGCGCAGCACAAAGCGACGAACAAATTGCCGCGCTTACGGCAAAAGTTGAGCAAGCCAAAGAAGGCATTAACCCAGCCGAGTATGTGCCTATTGAAACCTATAACGGCGTGGTAGCAGAGCTAGCAGCGTTATCGGCAAACCACAGTGCGGTAACTGTCGACCAGCTCATTGAGCAGGCCCAAAAAGACGGCAAGTTCGTGGCGCAAGCGGAGCTGCCTTACTTACGCAGCCTGGGCAAAAGTAGCATGGCAGCGCTTAAAGCACAGCTTGATGGCCGCGCAAGCGTGGAAGCCTTTGGTGGTAAACAAACCAAAGAAAAGAAACCAGACGGTGAAGACCAAAACGCCGTTGCGGCCCTTACCGCTGACCAAAAGCTTGTAGCAGACCAACTGGGCATTTCCCACGAGGACTACGCCACCGAGCTTAAGAAAGACTAGCTCTACGCCTAACCACACACTTAATTTGGAGAAATAAAGCACATGGCTATTATTACCTCACCTGTATTAAACGCAATCCGCACTGGGTTTCGTAAAAACTTTGAAGACGGTAAAACTCGCGGTATGCCGATGTTTAATGCCGTCGCTACCGTCGTTCCATCCTCAACCAAATCGAATACATATGGCTGGTTAGGGCAATGGCCAGGCTTCAGCGAATGGGTTGGCGAGCGTCAGCTTAAGTCAATCAAAGAGCATGGCTACTCAATTACCAATAAAGACTTTGAATCGACGGTAGCAGTAGACCGAAACGATATTGAAGACGATAACCTTGGCGTTTATTCGCCCATGATGGACGAGATGGGTTACGCGGCGTCTGTATTTCCAGACGAATTGGTATTCCCTTTGTTGGGTGCTGGCTTTACGTCTACCTGTTACGACGGGCAGTACTTCTTTGACACCGACCACCCAGTCAATGCTGAAGTAGATGGTAGCGGTGCAGACACCTCGTTTTCTAACGCAATCATTGATGCAGGCTACGCAGGCGATGCCTGGTATCTGTTAGACACATCGCGAAGCTTAAAGCCGCTTATCTTCCAAGAGCGCAAAGGTATGCAATTTGTCGCCATGGATAACCCTAACGACGAACAAGTGTTCATGAATAAGGTTTTCCGCTACGGCGTAGATTGCCGCTGTAATGTGGGCTACGGCTTCTGGCAAATGGCAGTAGGCGTCAAGAAAGAACTAACATCTGAAACGCTTTGGGAAGCTATTAATTTATTCCGCAGCTTTAAGGCAGACGGTGGTCGCTCATTGGGCTTAGGCAAAAACAAGTTAACGCTAGTCGTACCATCCTCACTGCACAAACTTGCTACGCAAATTAACGAGCGCGAGCAAATTGACGACGGCGGCGTGACGGTAAGCAACGAGCTTAAGGGCAAGTTTACAGTCCTAAGTCCCGACTTCCTATAAGCCTGAATACCTAGAACCTTAACAATCACTACAACTACTACAACTGGCTTTTAGATAAAGGCCAGTTGTTTTGGAGAAATGTTATGTCAAAACTCGCTATTGTCTCATTAATTATTACCGCAAGTGTGCCTTCCTTTCGTCGTGCCGGCACAACCTTTACTGACGCCGGAAAAGCCTTCCCTGAAGGTTACTTTACAGAAGAGCAACTCAACGCTATTCACAAAGAGAAAAAGCTGTCTGTCCGTGAAGTGCAGTCCGATGCCATCCCAGAAGGCGTTGATACCTCACTTATCTCTGCCGCGCTCACCGCTTCCGCCGCTGAAGAAAAGACGAAAGAGAAAAAGACTGCTTCGCAAGCCGCACCTACCAAGTCGACGGGAGCGAAAGCAACGGGTAAAGCCAGCACAACCAACGACACGGGTGCTAGCGCCTAATTAGCGCTAGTCGGAGCATCACTATGGCGTATTGCACAACTGACAACTTAATTGACCGTTACGGAGCCGATGAACTGTTACGTCTTACTGACCGCGACAATAACGGCTTTATTGACGAGCAAGCAGTGAGTGCAGCCATAGAGGATGCCAGTGATTTGATTGATGGCTATTTGGGTGGGCGTTACACCCTGCCCCTTAATGTTGTGCCTAGCGTGCTAATTAAAATATGCGCTGACATCGCCAGGTTCAATATGTACGACCACACCGTTCCTGAAACCGTCGATAAGAACAACAAGGCGGCAATGGACTTTTTGAAGTCGGTGGGAAAAGGCGAAGTGCGGTTAGGTCTATCAGATAGCAACGAGTCGCCCGCATCTGACGACCAGATACAAATTCAGAGTGAGGAAGGCGTGTTTAGCCGTCGCAACTCAAAGGGGTTTATTTGATGCTGAATTTGGTTAAACCCCGTATTGCCAGCCTGTTCGACGAGGTTGGCACCGCCGCCAACGTGCGAAAAGCAATGAGCCAACCTCTGCATCGCAATAGCGCCGCGTTTGTCGTGCCAGTCAGCAATCGACCCATGACAAATAGCCGTGATGTCGATATGGGCCGTCCGCTACAAGAGTTTATCGTGACGTTTGGTGTAGTCATTGGATTACGTGCCATTAACGACCCTACAGGCGAGCGAACGCTTGCAGAACTTGAAAGCCTGCGCAATACACTGCGTGACTCGCTGTTCGGTTGGAAACCTAATGATGAGCATGAACGCGTTATTTTGGGGAATGGCGACCTTATCGGTTTCACCAACGACGGCCTTTGGTGGATAGACAGATTTTCAACCAATACCTGGTACAGAGGAAATGCAACATGATCATAGTGACCAACGCCAGCGACAACGATATTACGCGTGCAGCCGTAACGTTTAAGCCTGGTGAAAACAAGTTTAAAACGGGTGAGCTAAGCGACGGCAAACGCGCGCAAATTAGTGCACATCCAAAGCTAAAAGTCGTGGTTGTTGAAGACCGCCCAATTGAAACCAAAGCGCAGCCAAAAGCACAGGAGAAGAAATCATGAGTATCACTCCAGGGTTTAAGGAAAAGAAAAAGTTCATCTTACTCGCGCTTCGCAGAGACAGTGATACTTCAGGCACTGACTATATCGCTGCAGGTGCAACGCCTAAAGCCATATTGACCACAGGCCTAAGCGTAAAGCCTTTAGAAACTGAACAAGTTAGTCGTGACCTTGACGACGGCAGGAACGGCGGGCAACCCGTCATTCATACCAGCGAAATGATTAGTATCACAGCGCCTTTTGAGCTGGCTGGTTCTGGTACAGCATCTTCGCCTGCAGCTTGGTCATCTCTGGTTCAACTATCAGGTAAAGATGAAAACACGGAAGTGGCGACTGAGGTGTCACACAACCGTATTCAAAATGCATCTGAAGAGTTAGACGGTACGATCTATTTCTACTGGGAAGGGATGTATCACATCTTATTAGCAGGTAAAGCGAGTATTTCCTACGCAGGCAAAATTAATGAACGCTTAATGGGTACCGCTGAAATTAAAGGTGTGTATGGGGGCACGTTGGAAGGTACACCGCCTGAACCAGATTTCAGCGAGTTTTCAGATCCTTTGCCCATGTCCAATACCAACACGACATTTACGCTAGATGGTCAAGCACTCAACCTCTATGAATACGAGCTAAACGGCAATGAAGACGTTCAATACGATGAAGGAACTGAGCGTAAGCAAATTTTCATTAACGACTGGAACGAAGAGGGTAAATGGATAATTGAGACACCCACGCTGAGCACGTTCGACCCATTTGCTATACAGCTGTCTGGCGTGATCATCCCGTTCGAACTTACCCATGGCGCTAATGAGGGCCAAGTTGTCGCTCAAAAGAGCACAGGGGTTCAGATTTTAACGGTCAGCCCTGCAGAGGTGAAAGGTAAACAGGCCTGGGATATTAGTTACCGCGTTATTCGTGGCAACGACAGCCAGCTCGTTACTCGCTAATACAACGTGCCCCGTAGGGCGTCAGAGACGCTGAGCAACGGAGTCAGCGATTAATCACGGCCAAGGACGGCAACTTATTCAAGGTAAAGACATGCCGTTCGTTTTAAAAACCAAAAAAGAAATCTGGTGGCCAGTAACTATTCACGAGAGCGTTGATGGCGGCACCACCGAGCCTAGAGAGTGTTCTTCACTTTTTGAGATCCTTGAGCCTGAGGAATATGACACGTGGAAGACAAAACCGGATGTCGACTTTCTCTGCCGTGTGGTTAAGGACTTAGGCCGCGACGTTAAGTTCGAAGACGGAAGCATCGTTCCCTCCAGTGAAGAAAATAAGCAAAGGCTGTTTAAAAGCTTTGGCTACGTTCGCGCAGGCTATATCAGAGCCTATCACGAAGCGGCCACAGGGCATCTGGAAAAAAACTAGAGGGGGCAGCCCATTATTGGGTGAATGGGCACGGCCCCAAAAAAGATGAAGTAAGCGAGTTACGTGAGCAACTCGAAGCACTAGGCGCAAAGCCTGAATACATTAAAAAGCAAATTGATGCGATGTCACACCACTCAGACTTTGAAATATTTCGTGAAAACATGCCAGTCATTGCCTGGTTTAGCGAAGTAAGGCACCTACTCAAGTTTTGGGGTGGAAGATATCAAGGGTTAGATGTCAGCGCGGTTCAAGCTGACGCGCAAATGTCTGAAAGACAATTTTCACCCAAAGAGTATGTTCTGCTGAGAAAGCTAGCGACATTTATTTCAAACGAACTCAACGATAAGGCAGCATCCTAATGAGTGATATCGAAGTTGGCTTAAGACTTAAAGCAGACAACGATGGACTTGTGCGCGGTGTAAAGAAATCGCGAGACGAAATTGAGAAGTTTGGCAATGAAACCGAACAAGCTGGCCGTCAAGCATCACGTGCGTCCTCGCAAATCGATTCTGTTGAACGCTCTATATCAAGCATCAAGACAACGACCCTTGGGCTTGGAGCATCGTTAGCGGGCGCATTTGCTCTTCGAGACATTTCAAATTACGCCGACCAGGCAACGCTTATAGAGAATAAGCTGCGAGACGTTTCTGAAAGCACAGAGGCGCTAGAAGTAGCACAGAAAGCGCTACTACAGGTTGCCAACGAAACCAGAACTGAGTTCGCATCGTCCGTTGATTTGTATGCCACTTTACAGCGCAACGCGCGCTCATTGGTTGAAACCGACCAAGAGCTTGTAGACATAGTAAAAACGGTTAATCAGTCTTTTGCACTTAGCGGGACTGAGGCTGCAGCTGCAAACGCGGCTATCGTCCAGTTGAGCCAAGGCTTGGCTTCGGGAACGTTACGAGGCGACGAGTTTAACTCAGTTGCTGAGCAAGCCCCTGAAATACTCAATGCTGTTGCTAAGTATCTGAAAGTAACAAAAGGTGAGCTGCGGGAAATGGCTGCTGAGGGGCAAATTACTGCTCGTGTTGTCGTTGAATCTTTAGCATCTGCTGCGGATGAAATTGATACCCGATTTTCAAAAGCCACAGCCACAATTGAGCAAAGTTTAACGGTAGCCAAAAATAACCTTACCGCGTTTATCGGCGAGCAAGACGAGGCGCTTGGCGTTTCTGAATCTCTCACCGCCGCCATCACTACGCTTGGAAACAACATAGAATCCGTCGCAGATATCCTTGTTGCAGCCTCAATTGTTGTCGGAGGTCGCTACGCAGGGGCGCTCACTAGTGCTGCGATTGCGAAAGGTGTACTCATTAGACAAGCACTCATAGCAACCCCTGCAGTTACTGGGCTTAGTGCCTCATTAGGGGTTCAGGCTAGCAGAGCAACAGCTTCTACCATCGCCACTAATGCGTTAGCGCTAAGTATGCGGAGTCTCAACAGCGCTTTACTTTTACTGGGTGGGCCTGCTGGTATAGCAATAGCTGCAGGCGCTGCTCTTCTTTACTACACCAGCAAGCAAGATGACGCACAAGTAGCGACTAGCGAGCATAGCGAGAAAGTAGCAACGCTGGTGAGTCGTTTTAAAGAGCTCAATAAAGTTCAGCGTCAAGGCGAAATAGACAAACTGAATGTTAAAGAGACGCAGCAAAAAGAAAAACTGCTTGCTCTTCAAAAAGCATATTCAGATGAGCAAGAAAGACAGGCGGCAGCCAATAGAAACGCAGCACCTGCAACTAATCAGTTTTCAGGTATCAGCCAAGCAGTAAGTAATTCTAACGCCCTGGGAAGTATCTCTACAGAGATTGAGGCGCTTAAGAACGACTTGGTAGAGACTCAATCACTCAAAGAAAAGTTACTGAGTGTTGATGACGCGGCTAAACAAGAAGAGCGCCTTACCGCCAAATCACGTTCTGAAGGCGTCAAGCGATTAGAAGATTCAATTGCCGCATATGAAAAGGATACGGACAACTACAGCCGTCAATTGCAAGTGAAGCAACAAGTGCTGGCTGGCAATCTGACTGCCGAAGAGGCCGCAATCTACGAATCAATGTGGCGAACTGAAGACGCCATGAATGAGCAGTACGCCCGCCTTAAAGAGCAAATATCCGATTTTTATGACAGTGAAATTCAAAAAGCGACAGGAAATAAGGAGCTTATTACTCAACTGGAGCAAGAAAAAGCTGACAAAATGTTGGAGATAAAGCGCAACCAGCAAGAAAACGAACGCCTTCTCCAGGAGCAATTTCAGCTTGATATGTCCCAAACCAATCAAACGTTTTGGGAAAAGATGCAAGGTCATATTGAGCGGACAACAGAAAATTTTGATGCCATGTGGGGCAATACTTTTGATCGTTTCGCATCGGGTATTGGCGACGCAACTGCGACGGCACTGTTTGAGCAACAAAGCTTTGGCGATGCTATGAAGAGCATTGCAAAAGGTGCACTTCAATCAATGATTTCGGGCTTAGTCGAACTGGGCGTTAAAAAGCTGGCTCTATACGCCATCGAGGAAGGCATACAAAAGACAGGTGCAGCGTCGAGCGTAGCCACTGCAGCAGTAACGGGAACAGCGCTCGCTTCAGCTTACGCGCCTGCTGCCGCATTTGCTTCACTCGCATCCTTTGGCGCTAACTCTGCGCCAGCCATGACAGGTATGACAGCGACAGTGGGACTAGCGGAAAGCCTTTCGATTCTCGGAATTGCTCACGATGGTATTGGCCGCGTTCCCGCTTCTCACGAAGGGACATGGCTACTTCGCAAAGACGAGATGGTTCTTAACCCCGCTCAAGCGGATAACTTTGGCCACATGGTCGATGCAGCGCGAGGCATGAAACAAGGCAGCCAAGGCAATACAACCTTTCAAGCGACATTCAACATAGACGCAACAAATGCAGTACCAGGCATGGAAGAAAAAATACGCGAGAGCGTGGAAATGGCGCAGCTGCAGTGGCAAGCCCAGCTGCGAGAAGACTTTTCTAGTGGTGGCGAATTATCGCAAAGCTTAAGTGGGACGATGGCCGCATGAATGAGATTTTTGATTTCCCTCAACTTCCCGTTAGCCGTTGCCTGTTTGTTCCTCAGTTCAATACCAAAATGAACAGAAGTTCATTTAACGGTTTTGAGCATATTGTCGAGAACCCAGGCGAACGATGGATTGTTTCATACAAGTTTTCAGTGCTGACATTTGAAGAATGTAAGGTGCTGAAGGCGCACTTAGCTCACTTGCGCGGCCCTGTTAATAAAACGCGTTTGTACGACACAACCTTTAACCAACAAAGCGGATTGTGGGCAGGCGTTCCTAGAGTAAATGGTGCAGGCCAGTACGGCATGATGTTAAACGCCGATGGGTTTGTACCAAACCTTTTGGTTGCAAGTGCAATGGACCGCTGTGTGATTGGCGAGCAGCTGCTTGAGATTAGGCAAGACTGCTATGCCGATGAGTTTGGTCGTACCACGCTTTACTTTACAAACGAATTACGCGAGCCCGCCGCAGACAACAGTGTTATCCAAAGCGATGTTTCTTCGCTTAAAACCATCGCGCGATGGATTAAACCAGAACAAATACAGCAGCTGTCTGGCAACCGCCGTTTGTACCGCAATATTACGCTTGATTTTGAAGAGGCATTTACATGATTGAGAGCGCTATTTCACCCACTATGTTAGAAGCCGCGCAAGCCAGCCCGTCGCGCTTGCTCGCCTTCGCAGAATTAAACTTTAAGTCTGGCTGGGTACGAGTTCACACAGGTGTGGGCTCCCGCGTTTATAACGGGCAGACCTATCTAGGCATTGGTGAGCTTGGCAGCATTGGCAGAGTTAGAGAGAACGCGAGCCAAAGTGGTAACAGAACCACGCTTTCACTTGTTGTGCGTGACCCATCGTTGCTCAGTGAAGTCATGAACGAAGACCCCAACGGTCGTGAATGTTTCATCCATTTAGTGGCGTTCGATGAGAACCGCCAAATAACAGAAGGCGCTGACTATTTTATCGATGCAGAAATGGTTGACCTGAAAGTTATCACAGGTAAACGCGCAGCGAACAAACCTGCGGTTATCAAAATCACTATCAATGACTGGTTCGAGCGATGGGCTCAACCTGTCGAAGTGGTAAAAACCACCGACGCAGCGCAACAAGAACTTCACCCGGGGGACCGATTTTTTGACCTTGTGGAAGTGATCGCAGGCTCCCCTCTTTCCAGCCTTCCAGTTAAGACAAATTACGGCGGTGGCGGTAGACGTTCAACGCGCGGTAGAAGCGGAGCCCACCAACGATGAGAAACAAGAATTGGCCAGAAAAGCTTGTCACTTACCTGCAAGAGAATTTAGACACCCCGTTTAAGTGGGGCACGTTTGATTGCTGCTTGTTCGCTGCAAATGCTGTTCACGCGATGACAGGAAAAGATTTTGCCGAACCGTTTAGAGGTAAATACACCACTGAAAAAGGGGCAGCCAAGGCATTAATTAAATATGGCCATGGCGATATTAAAAGTACGTTAAATGCCATATTTGGTCCGCTTAAACCCCGTTTAAACGCAGGTCGCGGTGACTTGGTGCTTGTTGAAACCGACACGGGTGATGCCTTAGGGGTTGTTGCTAGCGGAAAAATTTGGGTGGCGACACTAAATGGCCTTGCCACTATGCCATTGAATCGCGCATTAGGTTGTTGGAGTGTGCCATGCCACCAGTAGCTGTCGGCGTTGCACTAGGGTTGGGAGCCGCAGCGGTAGGCGCTTCGGTTACGGTTTTAGGTGTTGGTCTTTCAGCTGCACTAAGTGCAGTGGCAATTGGCGTTGGCGGAGCTGCAGTAACGCATTTTCTGGGTGATGCCCTTACACCCGATATGGGCGACTATGCATCTGACCCTGCCACTGACCAGTCGTTAAATACCAACGCTAACGATGTAAGAAAAATAGTGTATGGCGAGGCGCTAGTAGGCGGCAAAATCGTCGGCTATGCCAAGCCCACTATCGGTGGTGATGACTACCACATAATGGTGCTTCACCTTATTGGCCATCCGTGTGAGAGCGTAGATATTTATGAAATAGAGGGGAAAACCAAGAGTGAGCTTTCAGGTTTAGTTTCCAGCCGAATCTATTTAGGCGACCAAACCACAGTGTGCCCACTTGCTAACCAATATATCAGTGGGTGGACATCGGAACATATAGGCGTAAACCAAACCTATGTGACGTTAAAAATTAAAGTTGATGATGAAGCGTTCCCGAGCGGGCTAAACGAAATTAAATTCGTTGTTCGTGGCCACAAGGTTTACGACCCCAGAAAAGACACGACGCAAGGTGGTGATGGTGAGCACCGTTTCGATGATGAATCAACATGGGAGTGGTCAAGCAACCCATCGCTTTGTAGTTACGACTGCTTACGCCGTTACGGCGCAAAGCCCGTTCCGCGTCGACGCCTCCCTATGGACTTTATTGCTGTTACCGCCAACTACTGCGATGAACAGGCTATCTATAGAGACGCAGAGGGCAATGAGCAAACAGGAACGCGCTTTGAGGTTAACGGTGTTTTAAACAATGGCATGCGCCAACAAGACATGCTTAATCAAATTATGGCGTGCATGGGAGGCAAACCCTATCGTGTAGGTGGTGTCGTCTACTTTAAGCCCGCTATGTATGCTGGCCCAGCAACAATAGTCATTGACGTAGATAACGACTCAATGACGTTCCCAGAGTACCGCCCTCATCGCCCTTACAAAGAAAAAATTAACACGGTCAAAACCGAGTTTGTTAGCCCAAATCACAAGTGGCAAATGACCAATGCCCCTGTGGTAAAGAGCGCCGAGTACCGCGAAAACGACGGTGCTTACTTAGAGTCAAACCTGCGCTTCACGCTAATAACCCGCGACCATCAAGCGCAGCGAATAGGCAAGCTAGCAATGGAACGTAGCCGCGCGGGTTTTATGGCTACACACATTGTCCCGGGTGTTAGGCTAGATATCATTCCTGGTACATGTATAAAGTTTGTTGATGTCGAAACAGGCGTGAGTAAAGAATTTACCGTTGAAGACAGAGACTTTGATACTGAAAAACATCAGACCAAACTGCAGCTAATAGAAGATGGCCCGCAGATTTACCCTGACAGCTTTGAAGCTGCTGAAGGCGACTTAACGCCAAACACATCTTTGCCAGATGCTACCGTTGTCCAGGCTCCTGAAAACTTACTGTGGACAACCACCCCAAATGACAGCTGGCGGCAAGGTGTTTTAACGTGGGACCATCCATCGCCGGCTAACGTGATCAGCTATGTTGTTTCAGTCAGCAACAAAGACAGCCAAACACCCGAGACTCAACTAACATTTACGCCTGCAAACAGAGCTCAGAGCTTAGCGCACTTGCCTGTTGGTGTTTATACCGTAGCAGTATCTGCACGAAACCGATTTAGAACCAGTCCAGGCATCGGACGAGACATTACTATTGGAGTACCGTCGACGCCCACACAAGGTGTGGTAGTAAATGTGTTGCCTGGTCGCATTGTGATTAACGGCCCTACTCTTCCCCATAACAACGCAACTTATGAATGGAAGTACTCCTATGATGGCGATGAGCAGGAGCATTTCGATAGCGCCATTTATATGGGTAAAGGCGACACCGTTACTATTACAAACACCCCACACGACGGCATTATCTATGTTTGGTATCGGCTTGTTGATGGCGACCAAGTAGACCCGAATTGGCTAAGCTTCAGCGTGGCTGATTTGATAGGTACCACGTTCGACAGAGTAGACCCAGAAATCATATCTCGAATTCAATGGCCAGGTTTACCAGCGGCGCTGGGTGATCACATCGATGCTATTACCAACGATGTGGAGTATTGGAGCACGCAAACCAGCGAACAAGGCGACGACTATCAGCAGCTTATATACAACGTTACCGAAGCGGTAAGCGCTAACCAGATAAACAGCACAGAGATAATCGGCCTTAAACAAAAAGTAGGTACCAAAACCGTCGCTGCACAATTTACTGAGTTCAAGCAAGTGAATATCGGTTATGAAGATGAAAACGGAGAATGGGTAGTTGGTGCGCCCCTTGTTCGTGCTTTCGACGAAGTAAAGGTCGTGAACAAAGATGGTGACGAATTATCAGTCATCAACTTCATGCAAGCACTTGAGACACAACTAGGTGAATTGGGCGGCACTTATTACCTTGGCGTTGTAGATGAAAACGAAAATTTCACCGGGCTAAGTATACAGGGCGGTAATGGCGACAGTGACATACTGCTTTACATGGATAACCTTCGCTTTGCGAGTACTGCAGGTGAAGTGTTTTTCTGGTTGAACACTATTAGTGGGCGTCTTGAAATAGGTGCTAACACAGAGTTCACAGGCACGTTAAGAGCAGCTAGAGAAGTTACAATTCTAGAGCATTTTATGAGGGTTCAAGACTATGGTGGCTTCGGACCAGACAACTTAGTTATTTGGGAAGGAGATCCGATCTTAGATGGAAACGGACAGCCCGACTATGCTCAGCTTCGCAAATCAAATGGAAAGTATGGATGGAAAGACAGCTTTGCAAACGAGTATCTAGGTGGCTCGTTAACAACGGGCGAATTGATAAATGGTGGCGACTCAACACTTCTAACTCTTAACCCTTCAGTGGAAGTTGGCCCTTTCACTACCAACGGTAACCCTAAAACGGTCAGTTGTAGTTTAAGCTGGCGAGGAACCTACACATGGGATGAGGCGTGTCCCACGAACCAAGACTTTGTGCCTGAAGCGACGGTGATTTTAGAGCGGAGCACAGGTGGAGGTGGCTGGGCAGAACTGCAACGTCAAGTTTTCAACGGAACAGTCACTTACACCGAGTTTGATGACCGTGAACATGGCGTTACAACTTGCACCATGCTAGAAATTTCCGGTGGTTCATTCACTTACACTGACACCAGTACATCACTCGCAACATTCGCATATAGACTAAGAGTTGAAGGGCAACAGCGTGCTCTACTGCAACAATTCATTGATTCTCAACGATTGAGTTTAATAAGCGTAGAGGGGCGTCCGTCATGACCGCAGTGAGAGAGTTCCCAAGCGTTACGCTTACAGACAACAGTAATCTAGTACAGATAAACACTAACGATTCTAACTTTTCAGTAGTGCCGGGAAGTGTGATTTTTATCGCAGGGGATAGGCCGCGAGTTGTTACAAACGGTGATACCGTTAATCGCACCTTAACGCTATCTATTGCTTACATTGGCGATGATATAACTGAAAAAAGTGCAACATTGGTGCCGTTAGGATCGAATGACCATCTTCTCAGTGCTCTTACCAT